ATGGTCAAATATGGGAGATTGCCTCTGTGTCGGTAAGAACTGGTATTAGCCCTAAAGATTTATTAGAGGTTGATCCGGCTATTTATATGGCAATCAAAGCAATATTGCAAGAGCAAGATGCAAAAACAAAAGGGACAGTCAGGCGGAGATAGTGATTAACACTGATAGACGCTTGAAAGTCCTGTATGTAGAAAACTTAGATGACTTGTTAGCAAAATTAAAAAAGGTAGATCCCACAGCTCACAGAATTTTTAGACGCGAGTTGCGCAAACAAATTAAACCTGTAGCGGAAGAGGCGAAAAGGTATGTGCCAGTTGAGGTATTCCCGGGATGGCGCGACACTAAACCTTACTACCCACCTGCATGGGGTTGGGCTACTGACACCACACATAGAGGTAGAACTTATGGGGAAACAGGCGAGTCAAGATGGCAATGGTCGCAAGAAAAAGTAAGGGCAGGTATACAAATAACTAATGCAAAAACAAAAGTGCAAAGAATTAAAGGTACAAAGTTTGGTGTAACCGCGTTGGCTCTTACAAACACATCTGTAGCAGGTATTATTTATGAGTTAGCAGGATCCGGTAGTGCTAGGAGTAAAGGTAAGACAAGGCGTGTAAGTCGCAACCCAGATGCAAGCGAGGACTTTATTTACAATGTAAATAAACGCGGCAGAATAGATGCCTCTGGCAAAGGTAAAAGATTGATTTACAAGGCTACAGTAAGACATGGGGCAGATGCACTTGATAACATTGCAAAGGTATTGAATCAATATCTAGGCAAAGAATTTAGAGGTTAATCATGGCTTTGAGTAGCAATGTAGTCATCAATTTTTTAACTAAATTTGATAAAAAAGGTTTAGAGAGAGCTACAAAGGATCTTAAAGGTTTTGATAAGGTAGTTGCCACCGGAGCTTTTAGGTTAAAAAGTGCGTTCAAACTTGGTGCCATAGCTGCCGGTACAGGCTTACTAGTCTTTGCAAAAAATTCTATAGAGGCTGCTCTAGCACAAGAAAAATTAGATAAACAATTACAATTGTCTTTAAGAACTATAGGTGAGGAATTTTCATTACCTAGTGTAAAAAGCTTTATAGCTGATTTACAAAAAACTACAAATGTCACAGAGGATCAGTTAGTACCTGCCTTAAGACAGTTGATCGCACAAACCGGGGACTTACAAACCTCACAAGTTTTACTAGGTAAAGCATTAGACATATCATCCGGCACCGGTGCAGAATTAAATAGTGTTTTAGATGCAATAACTAAAGCCGCAATAGGCAATTTTACCTCTATTGGTAAGTTAGGTCTAGGCTTTACTGCTGCCGAAGCTAAGGCTATGGGCTTTGTAGAACTCATGATCAACCTTGATAAATACGCCGGGGCGGCAGAGGATCAAACTCAAACTTTTGCAGGTCAATTAAAATCTTTCCAAATAAGTGCAGGTGAGGCTACTGAAACTTTAGGGCAAGGATTTTTATTGGCATCCTCTTACATTGTAACTGGAGAGGGTGATCTAAAAAATTTTGGTGCCAAACTTGAAGTTATATCTCAACAATTTGCCGACATTTTTGTAGGTGGTGCTAAAGAAAGTAGCAAAGGTTTACTTGGTACTTTAGAGGTGGCTTTAGCTTACCTTGAACCAATTGTCGGCGAAACAGGAAGGTTACAAAAGTTAGAGGAACAAGGCAGGAAAGACAGAGAGAAAAGAATTTTACAAGAAAAGGGTCTGTATGGCCTATCAGGTAGCGTGTTAGACGCACTGGAAAAACAAGGTAAGTCACAAACAAAACAATTGACTTATGCAGAATTATTGAGAAAAATTCAAGCTGATATTGCAAAAAGAGAAAAATTAACAACTAAAGAAAAGGCTGCTCAAGCTGCACTTGATAAGAAAAAGGCAGAGCTGGCATCTATGTTTGACATGGATGCTATTAACTTACAAGCAGCCCTTAGCCGTAAGTTAAATGCTGAGGATGAGCTGCGTGTAAAGATATTACAAAAATTGGCAGATGGCACAAAGTCGGCAGTAGATGAAGCGCAACGCTATGCAGATGTACTAAAAGTTATTGAGGATGGTGTCATTTCTACCGAAGAGGTAGAGATGTTAGCTAAAAAATGGGGCATGACTACAACTGGTGTCTTGCTTTACTTACAACAATTGTTTGCAGCTAATGATGAATTGCGCAAAATGCTTCTACTGCTAAATGAAATAGAAAAGAAAAGATTTCCTGTCGCAACTGTAATACCTGTAATAGAGCAAAAAGGTATTTCTGGACAAGATAGATTACCACCGGTAAATCCTTACGCTGGTACATATTATGGTGAAACAGGTAGAGATTACCCTTCATATTTACCAAAGATGGCAGAGGGCGGTGTAGTTTCTAAGCCTACTATTGCAATGATTGGTGAGGCTGGAGCTGAGGCTGTCATCCCATTAGATCGCATGGGCAGCATGGGTACAAGAGTTACAGTCAATGTAGCCGGCTCTGTAATCTCTGAGGGTCAATTGCAATCTGTCATACAAGATGTTTTGTATAACTTAAACCGCACCGGTGCAGTCACACAGTTAGCAAACCTAGGTAGATAATGCCGGCGGCAGTATTTAAGGCGGAGATAGATTTTAGCAATGGAGCTTCCTTTGATCCGGCTCTTGTGCTGGATGATGTCAATACAGTTTTAGACTCAGCTGTGTTAGGTACAGCTGCGGCGGATGTTGTAGATATAACAGAATTTGTAACTCAGTGCTACATAAGGCGTGCCTTCAATAGATCCTCTGACTCATTTATAGGTGGCACTGCAAAGATAGTCTTTGTTGATCAGACAGGTACATTTAACCCTGCCAATACATCCTCAGCTCTGTATGGCAAAATTAAACCTATGCGTAAGATCCGCATGACTGCTACCTTTGCAAGCATTAGTTACAGCCTTGGATCTTTTTATGTGCAAGAGTGGAATTACAAAAGTCCTACAGGATTTGATCCTGCCTATGTGACTTTGAATTGTGTTGATGGTTTTCAGCTGCTCAACCTTACAACCCTGACTACTGTCAGCGGTGGCACTGCCGGACAAACCACAGCTCAGAGAGTTACAAGTTTGCTTGATGCTGGAGATTGGCCGGGCGGTATGAGGGACATATCTACAACAGCTACTACTACAGTACAAGCTGACACCGCGGCTTCAAGATCCTTGCTTGGCTCTTTGCAAGAAATTGAACAAACAGAAACCGGGGCTTTGTATGTTGATCAAAGAGGCTTTGTTAAATTTATGTCAAGGAGTGACATCATCACTGACTCTGGGGCAGCTCTCACAAAATTCTCAGATGTTGATGGATCGGGTGATATAACTTATCAAAATGTTGAGTTTGACATATCTGATTATCAAATGATTAACAAAGTTACAGTCACGCCGGCAGGATTGACAGGGCAGACAGCTCAAGACTCTGCAAGCATAGATGATTATTTTCAGCACAGCCGCGTTAGATCAGGCATTATGCAAACAGAGGCAGATGCTCTAAATCAAGCTCAAATGATTATTGCCTCACGCAAAGAGCAAGGTGTCAATATACAGCTCAACTCTTTGACTGTAGATGCTTATAGTCAAGCTGATCCTGCTAGGACTACGGCTGCTTTAGAGCTTGACATTTTTGACCCTATTGAAGTCACACAAACCTTACCTGCCGGCAATGTAGTTAGTGACAGCGTTATAGCAGGTGTGCAATATCAGATTACACCTAATTCTTTTCTTGTAACATTTTCATGTGCGCAGCCCTTTGCCGTAGGTTTTTTGCTAGACTCGGCGGTGGATGGAAAAATTGACGAAGACATTTTGAGCTACTAGGAGATACATGGCAAAGCAGACATTTACAGTCGGGCAGGTTTTGACCGCCGCGCAACTCACATCTTTGCAACAAACCGCAATGCTAGGCGGAGCTGCATCTGCTAAAACAGCTTCATATACATTAGTAGCTGCAGATGCCGGTACTGCAATATCCATGACCTCTACAAGTGCTACAACAATTACAGTTAATACCGGATTGTTTGCAGCCGGGGACACAGTAAAAATAACAAATTTAGGTAGCGGCGTTACAACGATTACAGCTGGTACAGCCACAGTTAATACATCTGCATCTTTAGCCTTAGCACAATATGAAAGCGGCACACTAGATTTTACTAGCACATCTGCTGCTATATTTATTAAAGGTGCTGGTGCTGCTGGTGCAAGTGGTAAAGTTTTGCAAGTAGTTATGGGAACAACAAGCACATCGACTACTATTGCCTCAACCAGTTTTACTGACACAACTTTAACGGCAAGCATTACTCCATCAGCAGCATCAAGTAAAGTTTTAGTATTTTACGCACAACAATACAAATCATTTAGAGGTCAATCAACTCAAGGAGTTGGACTTCAATTGGTTAGAGGTGCAACCGCAATTCAAATTATTGGTCCGGCAAAATATGCAGCATTTACTTGGGATGGTGTTTCAAGTGGAGGAGCAGAGTTTAGAACAGTAACAACATCAACATTTTTAGACAGCCCTGCAACAACATCATCTACAACATACAAAGTTCAAGGTGGTGTTTTATACACTTCTAATAGTGGAGAAATGGTTTGCAATAATGATAGTCCTTCAACAATTATCTTAATGGAAATTGGTGCATAATATGGAATACTTAACAAGAGCAATTAAAAACCTAAAACCAACTTCTGAGTTTTCATATCAAGACAATAATTACTCAACAATCAAATGGGATGTGTTAGATGGTGATGCGCCTACTCAGAAGCAGATTGATGATGAAATTAAAAACATCAAAGCAGTAGAAATTACAGAAGCGCAAGAAAGAGCAACTGCTAAAGCAAAACTAATAAGCAAACTTGGCATTACTGAGGATGAAGCAAAACTTTTGTTTTCTTAACATGGATGGCAAAAATTATTGAGCTTACAAGTCCTAATGGATGGCCGGCTAGTGAAGATCGCAAAGCTATAGGCATACAATCTTTTGCTATACCTGGTACATCTCTTAAGATTGCATGTGCCAAAGATGTAGCACCAATACTTGTTGCATTTTGCCAAGACTTTCATGGATGGGTAGAGCCAATTGATCAAGGTCAATTAGATGACTGGGGTTATGCTTTTAGGATGACTAGGGGATCAGATAAAGTCTTAAGCAATCACTCATCCGGTACAGCTGTAGATTTGAACGCAACAAAACACCCTTTAGGTAAGTCAAATACATTTACAAAACAACAGTCAAATACTATACAATTGCTTATAGTCAAATATGGTTTGTCATGGGGTGGCAATTACAAAAGGCGTAAGGATGAAATGCACTTTGAAATAGCCTTAGACAAAGCTCAAGTGCAAACTAAAATAAAAGAGTTAGGACTTAAATGAAATTAACTGTGAAACAAAAAGCAATTGTTAAATCTTACTTACGCAGTCTAGCCGCTGCTACTGTCACCACAGTCTTGGCTTTGGTTGCAGATGTACGGCCAGAGCTATCAATTCT